CCTCGTCGTGCCCTTCGGACCACAGCTCGCTCGGCACGTACATCGTCTTGTCCGCGACGGCCGCAGCCAGCGTCTTCTCGCGGTTCAGGAACTCGCGGTCCTGAGCGACGACGGAGAGGTGGACCTGCTCCCGCATCGAGGTGATATGCTCCTGGATGATCTTGGTCGTGGTCGAGAGCATGCCTTGCGTGGCGTCCACGAAGGACCCCGACGCGATGCTCTGTCCGACGACACCCGAGCGGGACTCGGGGTAGCCGATCAGCGCCCGCTGGTCGACGTCGAGCGTCTCCAGCAGGGCGTACAGCGTGTTGTTCGGCTGCGCGGCCTGCACGCGCTCGAAGCTCGCGCGCTCGGCGTCCGGCAGCGCCTCGTAGATCGTGTCCTCGTCCGGCGTGTCGTCTGCGTTCATGATGTTCTGGGCGAACCACGGCGTGAAGACCATGTTCTCCAGGTTCTTCACGAGCAGGGCCGCGATCTTGTTCTTCGCCTCCAGCGAGCCGACGAGCTGGTCGAGGAGTCCGCGCTGCGCGCCGTCGTGCGTCGAGAGCTGAGCGTACCCGACCGGGAGCACGTTGCCCGCCGGCTCGTACGCATCGACGTAAACCATCTGCGTGGGATCGTTCGTCGCGGTGCGGTCGCGGCCGAGGGCCACCACGGAACGGTAGACCAGCTCGGGCGAGAAGTAGTCGTGGATCTCGACGGACTCGGTGCCGTGCGCCTCCTTGACCATCTCGGCGATCCCGAGCCCGGGGAACATCTGGATCGCGACGTCAACAGGGACGACTTGGATCGCGAGCAGGTCGAGGAGCATGCCGTTGTGGATCGTCGGGTAGCACATCCGCGGGTCGTACCGCGTGATGTGGGGGACGTCGAGCTTCGAGTCGGACGTGCTCACCAGGTACGCAGCGCCGCACGTGATCAGGTCCGTCGCGAGCTGGGGCACGAGCAGCTCGCCCCGGTTCCGCAGCCAGTACGTGTTCGCACTCATCTCGCGGAGCGCGGCGGAGACCTCGTCCTTCCGCTTGTCGCCGAGCATGGGGGCCCGGATGCCGGGCTCGATCTCGGTGACCAGACGGGAGACGTCCTGGGTGAATGTCACGGCGAGGTTCGTCACCATGGGCGGCCCCTGGATCACGTCGCCCTTCGGGGTCTTGAAGCGGAACTCGCCGCGCAGGATCCGGTCGACGTCCAGGTAGCGGTTGTCCCGGTCCTGGTAGGTCTCGTTCTTTCGCGCGTTCCGGCGCTCCAGCACGTACGTCCGGTACTGGCGCTCCTCCAGCTTCCTCATCAGCTCGTCGGTCATCTCGTTACCTCACGATCGTGGCGGTGTCGTCTGGGGCTCGGGTGATCACCTTGCTGTCGTGACTCCACCCCGAGTAGGAGCTGCGCTTCCGGAACTTCGTCGGAAGCGACCCGTACGGGATGAAGTGCTTCCGGTTCCACTTGATGAACCACAGGGCCATCAGGTGGTTCGCCTCGCCGCCCGGGTAGACTTCGGCGTCGGCCTCGATCAGCTCGGTCGCGTGCTGAGCCGCCGGATCCCCGTAGGGGAGCTGGATCGAGCCTCGCTCGAAGTCCAGCGCCATCGACTCCATGCCGGCGTCCGGGTCGCCTTTGCTCGCGCCGGTCGTGCGGTGCGCGATCACGGTGACCAGGCGCTTCAGGTCCTGGAACCAGGGCTCCTCTTCGAGGTCCTGCGTCACGCCGACGTCCTCATAGACCAGGTAGTCGGGGCGGTACGCGAGCACGTTGTGGACCATCGCGTCGCGCCGCTTCGCGGCCCCCCGCTCCAGCACCTGCACATCCTTCACCACGCAGTTGAAGCGCCGGCGAAGCAGGTCGTACTCGACGTCGGCGACCACGACCGAGCCGTGCTTCTTGAACGCCGGGTCGATCGAGACCACCGTCGAGAACGCGGGGATCCCATCGTCCGTCGGTTCGGCCTCCTCCGGGTCCATCGCCAGCTCGCGGAACCGGGCCATCCCGATCCCGTCGCCCAGACGCAGGGTCGGCTGACGGCAGCGCCGCACCTCGTTCATGTCGAAGACCTCGGTGTCGTTCGGCACGGGGTGCTGCTGGTACAGCGTCTCCCACGCGCGCCGGCCCACTCGTGCGCGGACCTTCGCCAGCGCTTCGAGCGGCCAGACCTGCGGCCACAGCGGATCCCCCTCCGGGCTGATCGCCGGGGCCACGACGTGCACCCAGTTCTTCTCTAGCTCCTCGTCGTCCGCGAACAGCAGCCGCTCGAACAGGTCGCCCTCGGCCACGCGCTGCCCGACGCAGAAGAGCTTGCCCCCGGGCATCAGGCGCGAGAAGAACTCCTCGCGTACGACGTTCAGCTCGTCCTCGCTCTCCGCCTCCGACTCCGCCGTCTCTCGATCGGTGGGGTCGTCGAGGATGACGACGTCGGCCTCCGATCCGAGGATCTGCTGGCCGAGCCCACGGATCTGCAGCGTGTACTCCGAGATCGTGTCCTCGTCGGCGCCCATCACTCGGAACCTCCCCGAGAGGGGCTGCCATACGTCTTCCCCGGCGATCTCCGGTCGGAACTCGCCGAACACCTTTGCCAGCCGCGAACCGCGTGCGAGGAACCTGTGGCCGATCTCGCGGGCCCACTTCTTAGCCGCCTGCTCTGTCTTGGACGCCCAGATGATGTGGACGTTCCGGTTCTTGACGATCCGCCAGGCGCAGTAGACCGCGATCACTGTGCTCTTCGCGTGCCGCGGCGGGACGTTGATCATGACGTCCTCGGGGCCCAGCAGCAGCGGGAGCCACTCGCGCCAGTGCGGCGGGATCGGCTTGCCGACCGCGAACGCGTAGAACGCGATGAACGCCTCTTCGGTGTCCTCCATCATCGCCTGGTACTTCGGGTCCAGCTCGCCGAACTGGCGGGGACCTTCGTAAACGACGATCCGGGTCTTCGAGTCGCGGATCGCCTGGACGTCACTGCGGATCGTCCGCTCCCCGACGTGGATCGCCGAGGCCATGTAGCGCTGGCTCCGGTTCTCGTCGAGCATCCGCTCGACCTCGGGGAGCCGCGCTTCGCGGGGCGACAGCCCGCGCCGCTTGCGGCTGGTGATCCGGTTGCGGGCGTTCTCTCCGGTCCGGTCGTACTGGCTCACTGGGACCGTCCCCGCGCCCGGCGGTCCAGCCGCGTCGCGCGGGCGAGTGCTCGCACGCCGGCCAGGTTCCGCGCCAGGCCCTTCGTGCTCCGGACCTGTGGGGACGCGTACGTGCGCTGGTTCGACTTGCTGCGCGCGCTGCGTGCCATCTAGGACTCCTCACCTGCCCAGCCGGCCACCTGCTCTAGGTAGTCGGCGAACGTCTCCGGCGGGTCGGCGGCCAGGGTGTCAGCCTCGATCCGATCGCGGAGCTTCCCTCGATCCCGCGGGTACGACGAGGGGCGGATGCCGACCTCGATCTCCTCCAGCCAGCGGCGGTCCGCCGTGCCGAAGAGGATGGTCTTGCCCTCGCGCCGGAGGTGGACGTACTGGCCGTCCCAGAGTCGCTGACGGACCTGCTCCGCGTGCACCCCAGGCATCACGTAGTACGCGGTCGTCCCTCGTCCCGACGGCACGATCAGCTGCGGCGCTTGCGACGGGCGTCAGTCGGGCTGACGCTGCTCAGGCTCTTCTCGGCCCGCTGGTTCCGGGCGATCCGGGAGACGATCGAGGCGCTCTTCCGCTTGGCGTACCCAGCCTGCGACGGCGTCCGGGGGACACCGGCTGTGGGCCCGCCCGAAAGCGCGCGACGGATCGAACTCCGGGCCTCACCCTTCCGGCCGGCACGGATGTCACGGCGAGCCTCGCTCATGATCCCGCGCGCCTCTCCGACGGTCGTCCCCGTCGTCTTCGCCAGCGTGCTCAGGAGCCGGCCCTTCTTCGGTGTGGAACTGGTGCGACGTGGCATGGTCTTCTTCCCTTCGATCTCGGCGAGGCTGAGGGGGCGCTGTCTGTTGTCGGACCAGAGCCCGGGCGCCGAGTGCACCCCACTCGCCTCGCGATGACTAGAACCCTGGATCAGCGTCCATTACTGTCCGCCCTTCTGGACGAACGCCTCGACGAACTCCTGGGCGTTCTCCTCCAGGACGTCGTCGATATCATCGAGGAGATCGTCCAGCTCACGTCCCAGAGCCGCGCGCTCCGACTGACCGCGCTGCCGCTCGCGCTGTGTGCGGGAATCGTCGTGAACCTCCGTGCCCATCCGCCGCTCAGGGCGGGATGCACGGGGCTTTGAGATCCGGGTCTGACCCATGGCGCGGCTCCTGGAGTCGTTCTCCCTCTCGTACTCCTAGAATAGCACACCCCCGGGGGTCTTGTCAACGGCAGGATGGGGCAACGTCGTGACCTGCGACGATCAAGAAACGGCTGCCGCGGGATCTGCCTCTCCCGAGAGGCGAGTTTGCCGAGCAAATATGCTGGTCAGACCCACCCCACACCTACATCTCCAGTCTTATGTCCCCCGGTTTCACTCTCCCGG